CCCTTCATGATGGTAAGAATTCATATGGATATGAAAAGACTAAGGCAGCTTATACATTATCAAAGGATACATCACCACAGCCGGGTAAGACTTATTACACAAAAGAAAGTGAGGGCAATTACAAGGCTGTTAGTAGTCCAAGTGGAACACAGGTTGAAAATTACGAGATGACAACTAAGCCGGCTAAGAATGTTAATTTCTTATGTGTAGAGAAGTCTGCAGCTGTAACAGCTATGGATCAGTATATTAAGTACTTTAGTCCAGATCAGGACCAGGATGGCGATAGTCATGTATTCAAGTATCGTAATAATAACCTTTATGGCCATGTATATGAGAATAAGACCGCTGGGGTATATGTATCACATAAGGATAATTAAGGAGGAATCATTATGGCAGATACAGTAATTGGATTGACCTTTGAACCAAAGGTTATTAGGTCAAAGAAAACAGGTAAGGCAAAGGAAGATAAGCCAAAGGAAGAGAAAGTAACAGCAGATGAACCAAAGGAAGATAAGACAGAATAGGCGGTGGTCTTATGGTATATGCA